AGATGTAGGTGATCTATTTGATTACTTCCCTCGTCGTATCAAGAACTTCAAGGCACTGCAAGCGGTCAAGGCCGCTTGGGGTAACACGGTCGGAGAAAGTTTTAGGGATTTTATAAAGGCGAGAAACGACAGAATATTAAAGGTTCGTTCTGATATGTTGACCCTCAATGAAGAGCTTGTAAAGGCTAGCGACAACAACGACCAGGCTGGTGTTCAGAGGATAAGCCGACAGTTAAAAGAGCTGTCAGCCAAGGACGACGTAATCATCAGTATAGGAAGCAAGGAGACAGCGTTACAGGAGGCTCAGGCGTGGGAAGAGTTCACATCAAACTTAGCTAGAACCAATCCTGATATGCTGCCAGGAAATGTCCGCGAACGTGCAATGAAGGACCAAATCCCTGATGAGCTGTTACAATACTACGAGGACCCAGCCCAAGCAATGGAGAGTTACATCTTCAACATGGTGTCCGCTGCGGAAACAATTAAATTGATAGGCAGTAGATTTGTTACCAACAGACAGGGAACTGAGCTGGACCAGGCTAGCGAGTTAGGCAAACTCGTGCAGGAGCTACGTGCTTCGGGCGCCATCATTGATGAGCAGGCTGATCGAACGATCCCTGAGATAATGAAACTTATACTTTCTCCTAAGAAAGGTGAGTCCAGGATTCTACAGTTAGCTCGGTCATTTGGATACGGAACACTTCTAGTTGAGTTCACCTCTACCCTATCGCAGTTATACGACCTTCCGTTTGTGATGTTGGACAATGGGTTAATACCCACCTTCAGTGCAATGTTCAGTGCCGAAAGACTTAAGGGTTCTGACTTCGGGATAGACACCGAGAAGGTTAGCCAGGAGTTCGCGGGGGATGACAAGTTCCTTGAGAAGGTTGTTCGCCTAGGTCTTCGTTCCACTGGCTTCACCAAGCTGGACCAGATCATGAAGGAGACTAACCTAACGGCTAACTACAGACGTTTCCGCAGGTTAGCTAACCTTTACTACAAGGACAGGAGTGACTCACGAATCAAAACATTTACTGCCGAAATGACCGCGCTGGGCTACAGCCCCGCAGAGCAGGATCAATTGATAGCCGATCTAAAGAAAGACAATAAGGACTCGGCCCTTGTCCGTAGCCTACTGTTCAACAAGCTGTCGGAGACACAACCCCTAAGCTCGGCTGAGATGGCTATGGGTATTGTAGGTAATCCGAACCTGAGACTCGCTGTAGCCATGAAGTCCTTCATGGTTAAGCAAATGGTCTTCACCAAGGACAGGATGCTCAACGATATAGTTAACCCAAAAAGCACCAACGCACAGAGACTAAAAGCGTCCAAGGATCTGGCCAAGCTACTGACCTTTATGCTACTTATCGGTATCCCTGTTGATGCCCTCAAGGACTTCTTGGCTGGCCGTGTAGGCTATCTTGGTGACTACCTCTTTGACGGCACCTTCCGTATTGCTGGTGTCAGCAGATACACTGGTTACAAGATTCGCACCGAAGGTGTTGGCCGTGCGGTATTTGATTACCTCACGCCAGTAGCTTTCCAACAAGCTATGGATGGAACAGCTGAACTTCAAAGAGTCCTGAGTGGAGAGAGAGCGTTAAGCCAGAGTAAGTTCGTTGCATACGCACCGTACTCCGATGTAATCAATCGTATGTTCGGATTCCAAAAGGAAAGAGAAAGAAAGACTCTCAAGCGTAAAGCGTCCGAAGGAGAGTCTCCACTGTTCATACCACCTGGCGCCCTGTAAAAGAAATCAAAAGCCCTTGTGGCGCATTCTAGCGCCGAATCCTTGTGCAAGGACGGGGTAAAAGAAGAAGCCTCACCCCCCAATCAAAAAGGGTGAGGCTAGGCGACAAGTCGGGATTGAAACAGGAGGTCATGAAATCATCCCCCCGCCCTGGATTACTCCGAGGGCTTACCCAATCTCGTCTTAAATTGTCGTTTCCATTTAGTGTAAGTAGAAGGAGCTATGTCGCATAGCTCGGACGCAAGTTTAAATGAGTAACCCTCCTCTCTGAGTTTGTCAATCTTGAGAACTGTCTCAATCTTCTTGTCATCGCTCAAGTTCTTCGGGGACTTGTTGGTTCTGCTCGGCACAACGTACTCTGCTGTCCCGAACTCTTCCTCAAGTTCCTCAATGCGCTTCATCTCCTCGGCGATTTTATCATAGGCCCAGTCCACAAATTTCTTTTGGGATCTCCTGTCATTAGAAAATATATCGTTATTAAATTCCATAATTATGCAAACCTCCCTGTGCAGTGATAAAATTTAAAGAGTCCACCTACGTCCCTCTGCCCTTCTCGGTTCTTGGCTACGTTGTATATTAGCTCCGTGTAAGGGCCGTGACTGTCGTGACCCTTGGAGGATTCAAAGTCCCCCCTGGATGGATACATGAGCAGAACTACGTCAGCATCGTTTTCGATATCGCCTGAGTCCTTGAGGTCATAGATTCTAATCCTTTCACTCTTGGCTCCCTCTCGGTTAACCTGTGCCAGTAAGATGACCGCGATGTTTAGGTCCAGGGCCATCTGCTTTATCTTGTGAGAGATGTCAGCTATGCCTTCGCACTTCCCCATCTTCTTGCTGTCGAAGGGTATGAGTTGCAGGTAGTCAATAACCACAAGTTTTACACCTTTCTTGCGGACCAAGTGACGGACCTGACTCGTGAGGTCATCAGCGTTTCTAACGCTATGAGATGTGTAAAGGGGAAGCTCGGCGGATTCCCTAGTCACTGACTTGAACCTCTCCTCCTGTTCGGGGCTTGCGACTCCATCCTGAATGTTCATTACGTTAATGCCAGATATTGTTTGTATCATGCGCTTCATTAACTGCTTCCTCGGCATCTCAAATGAGAAGTAAGCCGTGGGCGTATTGTCCTGCTTCATGGCCTTGGTTGCTATGAATAAAGCTAGTGCAGATTTACCGCAGGAGGTAGGGGCCGCGAGTGTAAGCACCTCCCCTGCCGCGATGCCGTTGTTACCCAAGTATCCATCAAGTCCCCTGATGTTGGTCTTGACTACGTCTGGGTTAAAGGTGCCGTCCTGCATCTTCTGGATGTCCTCAAGGATCTCTTCGGCGGAATCAGCCACAGAGAACGTGTCCGTACCCAGGGTATCAACCTTGAGTATATCATTCTCCAGGGATGCTCTGATCGACTGGGACTCGGCTGATTCGGACTCAGCTTGCTCAACAGCAAGTCGGCACCCGCGAATGAGTGACCGTAGTTTACTCTTCTCGGCTATCAGCTTGGCACAATACAGGGCCTGTAAGGGGGTCTCAGCGGCCTCCATGACGGAAAAGATACCTGCCATGCCCCCGACCTCGTCAAGGCCCTTAGAGGCTTTTAGATTCTCTTGTAGAGATATGGCGTCCAGTGGCTTTCCCTTCTCTACGAGGGACGCTATTGCTGTAAAAAGTAACTTACCCCTGAGGGTATAAAAATCGTCGGGCGTAACAATGACGGATACCGTATCGTATACGGAATAGTCCCCATCAAGGAGACAGCAGGCAATTAGTTTGTATTCGGCTTCTTCGTTATGCGGGGGCGTTTTTGTTTCGTTCGTTATCATTTTCAAGTGTTTCTAATATTGCACGAAGGCATTGGCCTATGGCGTTGTGCTTGATTAGTATGCTTTTAGGAATCCCTCTCGTGTCCATGTCATTATGCAGGTTGATTGTGAGTTCAGTGGCTTCCTTAATTTTATCGTTCATGTGCGCTATCTAATAATTTTATGTAGTAATACTTGACCCCCCTGCACCGCGCAAGAGGGCCAAGCATTCTATCATAAGGAGTTACTCCTTCTCAGCTCTTTCGAGCATCCCTATGGCTATCAATGAGTAGCCAATTAGGTCACGGAATATGTCCTTGGATTGATCGCCGTTAGTAATAACTTTCAGCTGACCATCCGCACAGAAAGCCTTAGCTCTCTGGAATTTATCCTGCATCCTAATGCAGACTCCAGTAAGAGGATGAACGCCGAACTCGGTGGAGTAATCAAAGTTAGCGAATGGATTTTCGCAACTCTCCCCTCCCGTGTAGTCGGTGTTCTTGTTAGCAGTCATATCCAATACGGATTCAACTTCATCTCGGCGGAACTTGTCCCACCATATCTTATCGAAGTCCCCCATAGTTTAGAACGGTGCGTCGTCTATGTTAGGGGTACTGGTGGGCACTGCCTCAGTATTCTGAGTTGCCTCCAGCTGTTTATCCTCAGGCGCGTAATCAGCGGCTAGGGATAGCAGTGGCTGGCCACTGCGTCCTTGTTTCTTCCACCCCTTGAGGTAGTACAACCCTGGCTTACTGACGAAGATACGTCCGTTGTAGTCAGGGTGATTTTCTTTCTGCTTGCGGTCATTGATGCCGAGCAGTCCTGTGTTTTCTCTGTATGTTGCCATATGTATTATTATTATTGCGGGTTAAAATTCAACGGATTGATTAACAGCACGAGGACTGTCCTTGCCGTGTTTGTTGGTTGCATCTGGGTCCTTGGTATCATCGATAGCAAATAGGCCGTTCAAGGCGTATTTACGTGCGTAAGAACTAGCACTGCCAGTTATCTGTGCTTCGTCCATACCCTTCTTAGTCTCGGCTTCCCTAGCAAAGGCTGTTGTTACAGCTATAGGGTCGGAGTGCGACTCGGTAACAGTCGCTGTTGCCTTGACGTATACCCTGCCACCTACCTCAACGATATCGTCGCTGACTGTGAGGAAGCAATCGTATTTACTCAGTAGAGGCTTGACGGCCTCTAGGATATCTTCGGCGGATCTATAGGTATAGCCGCCGAACTTGTTGGTCTGCCCCTTAGGAGCTTTTAATTCAGCCTGAATGGACTGCATTATCTTTACTGCTTTTTTATCGGTCATATCTTTGTTTAGTTAATTCACGGAATAATTTGATTCGTTCCGAGGCGTTGGAACATTCCATGAGTTGTATTCGTTTTGCCCCTAGATCCACTAAAATAGATTTCTGTTTTTCGGATGTCAATGCTTTAAATTTTCTACATAGCTGAGTCAGTCCAACGGGGTGTAAGACATCCAGTTGCTCCCTCTCTAGGTAATCGGCTATGCCGCGTAGCACTGCGGGTAAATGGCTATGGCTAATCTGGCATCTGCCGTAAGCAAAGTTCTCTATCTTGCCTAGCAAGGCATTACCTACCCTTGATACTACACCTCGGACCATACCTGATTGATGGCAGTGATCCACCACCCAGTCCGAAGTTTTTCGCAGTAACAGGGGGCAGGTCTTGGGCTGATGCTTTACCCGCCAGTCCTTGATTTTATTTTGTGGAAGATACATCTAGCTCCGTGAGTAAATCCTTGAGGGAGTTCTTCTCTTGGGTCAGTTGCTTACGCTGCTCCAGCATTCTCTCCATCCTGAAGGACAGAGTCCTTGATTCCTGTCGGATCATGTCGATCCTAGTCTGTATACGTTCTACGTTACTTTCTATTTGTGTCATACTCATTGGTTTATTTTTCTAATATTTGTATTGGTAGATTCAAGATGTCGCTCATTTTTACGATGGAAAGTAAATCGCTACGGCCCTTCCGTGTGTATCCTTTATACAGTGCGTCCGAGCCACGGCTGACCTTGTCATCCAGGTCGCACTTCTTGCTGGCCATCTCGTATAGATACACTCTCTTGATCAAAACAAAATCGTCCTGCCTTTCAAAGGCAATGAAGTCCACATCCGATGTTAGCCATCCTCGGTCGCCCGCAGTGTTCTTGAACTCCAGCCAGACCAGCTCGTCCTGCTCGGAGCTGTCGCTCCTGTTGACCCTCTTGCGGGCCTTGACATCAATCGTGCCTCGGTCGGTGACGTAGTCAAAGTGCCTGTATTGCTCCTCAAGGGTCGAGCGCCTGTATTCTATACCCCGCCTATCCAAGATGTCTTGGAAGGACGTCTCGACGTTCTGGCCCCTGTTCCAACTAGGTGTATCAATAAAATCAAATGTCTTCATGGTGAGGTAGGTTAGTGCTGAGTAACTTCTTCGACGGAAAGTATTTTACCCGAACCTCCGCGCTTGAAGACGCAAGTGCCAGTCTTGTCGGGTTTCTTTTGTAGTAATAGTTTGACCGCTTCGGTTGAGCTGTGCGCCCACTTAGATGTATCACCCACGTATCCCTCTGGCATGTCGTTGCGGGTGTATCTAATCCTGTATTCAGTCATCGAATACCACAGTGAATCCCACGCCTGCGTTTGTGCCAATGACATTGAAGTCAATCCATTCCATCGCTTCGATATCGGTCATGCTATCACGGGACATAAAGATGTCCACCATCTTGCTGTGCAGGTAGCACAATTTTCCTTCATGGTCCACGCCAATGACCGCCTCATCGAGGCCGTCGAATCGGATTGCCTTCGGGTCACAGCAGTCCAAGTAGTATTCTATGTCTTGAGTATTCATTGTATTAATTACATTCTTAGTAACCAGTAAAGTTCGGCGCACTTCTTTGCTACTTTGATGCCTTTCTGCATCTCGTCCTGCTTCCACTCCCTGTGGTAGTGCTTCTTGGTATCGCAGTCAATGACCACGGACCTGCATGATGGCAGGTATTCAAGGTTGTGTTCCTTCATTAACATAAATGCTTCTACTGCAAGCTGTTGGCAATCCTTGTCGTAGGTCTTAGCCTTACCCTTTGTGTTAGTCCTGCACTTGTAGTCCGCGAGAAATAACTTACCCTCGGCGTCATGGCCGATGAAGTCCACACTGCCCGCAATCTTGATACGGTTATTTGCTATGATGCGCTCGCAGGCTATTGGCTTAACACCTTCCGCTTGAATCCATTCTAGGAATGGTAAAGCCCACTCATCCCAGACACTGGACTTAGGCTGTTGGTCCGAGTGAAGAAAGCCGTAGTCAATGTGTTGCTCAATAACCTTGTGGACTGTTGTGCCGAACTCCGAGGATTCAATTGTGTCCCCCGTGATCGGGTGCGTCCTCGTGCCGTAGGTCAATCGTTCAATGTCCTGCCACTGTAGGATGGGATGCTCTCTCGCAAGAGAGGTAATCATTCTAGGTTTGTAAATGCTATCTAGGAAGGCGTCCTTTACTATCCCTAGGACAGTGGTCACGGACGGGTAGACCTTGTGTTGCTTCCGCGCCTTCGCGGGAGTCTCAATATCTGGTTCAAATTCTGGGTTACGGATGTCATTGCAATTGTAGAAGTGAGCCATAATATTTAATAAAAAAAAGGGTGAAGGGCTTTGATAGCCCCCCACCCTCTCGGTGTCAACCCCTTTATTCCAATCAAATTTCCTCTTGGTCGAGGATGTAGTTAAGCACATCACGCAGGGCTTCCAAGTCCGAGCATTCGTTTGTATCGTACTCGTGCTTGGCTAGCTCTGAAGAATCTGAAGTCAGGATGAATACAGTCCTGAACTCTGCCTTTATTATATTGTCCAAGTAGATTGACTTAAGACGCCTGTTTGCCATTAGAGCTAGTAGCTCTGTATCGGTGCGAGGCGTTAGTTCGGTCTGGATCGGCATGATATACTGATCCCCTGCTTCTAGTTGTCCGACGCGAGCATCGGAGAATCTGCCACGGAGTCCCATGGCTGATACGATTTCATCATGAGGCAGGCGTATGGCAGGCCCATGTGGGTAGGTGTGTATTTTTACTTTCATAATTATTTTGGTTCGTTGAATACTTCGTCTTGGCACTTCTGACATAGTCCAGATATCGCATACTCGGTAACGGACAATGCATCGGTGAACTCGTTTGCCTCCTCCTTGCAGACAGCACAGATGCCTGCCTGCACCGCCTGCTTGGGGGAGATTCCATTGAGGGCTTCTAAGAAAGCCTCAAGCTCTGGGTGTCGCTCTACTGGTTCTACCACGAGGACACGCTTACCTTGCGGCAGGTCGTCATCAATTCTGGATATCATAAGTTCTCCTATTTGATTAGTAGATCAGTTAGCTTGTCGATATTGGCGTGATCATTCACGCCAGAGAAAAGGACGAAGCCTATCTCACGACCGACTGCGTCCATTGGTTTCCCGTATTCCATGTGGCTAAACTTACCCCAGTCTGGGATGTAGTAAAGCGTCACAGAGTTATCGGATACCTTGATCGGTTTGCCGTTAGCCGTGACCGACCTCACGAACTCCCCTGTCACGTTGCCAATCTTGGCTAGCGAGACGAAGGCACGGAACGGGTTGGCGTCCGCGCACCATCCGTGAGGTGCTGTGACTAGGTAGATGCCGTCACGGGCATTTGTATTATGCATTTTCTTCATAGTTATTTTCCTCTTCTTTGGTAGAATTGAACCATGCTCTGGACGCTGTCTGACAGCTTGTCGAGTATGTCTTTAGCGTTAACGCCCTCGGCGATCTTGAGATTGTCGAGGATCTTGGAGTCCGAGGCACGCCTGCCTAGCGTTCGGCCGAAGCCGTAACGCCCGTCAGTGAAGCGAAAGTAAGGGACTTCACCGTCCCTTTTTCCAAGGTAGTTTATTTCAGTCAGCACCATAGGTTTGTCGTCTACGATGTATGCCTGTCCGATTTGTAGGTTTGTTTTTGTATTCATAGATATTCAGCGATGATTGTGACCGCTAGCAGTATGGCGCCAACGATGATGCTCCAGAACACGATGAACGCGCTCTCCTCTTGCTTGTCTGTCTTGACTAGCCTGTTTGGTTTTTTGATTTTCATATTTGTATTAGTTTGTTGTGAACGATGTCGTATAGTTCGATGAACAAGTCTTGTGCCTCATCGGTGAAGCACTCCGATCCGTCATCTGATATTTCCCATGTTAAGTGAGAGCCGATGCGATGCTCGACTATCTCTGTTGCGATCTCGCTAGCGAGTTGATTGATGTTGATTTCTGTTTTCATATTTGTATTGTTCGCGCCTGTATTAAATGGCGCATGTATTTGTTATTCAGTTGATTGCAACCCGAAGTAGGGTAGGTTACACCCAAAAAGCCCGCACCTTGGAGGGTGCGAGCCGTTGTATTAGCTTTGTTCGTAGAACTGATTATTCCACCTGTGCATCTCCCAGTCTTGAGTGACTTGAGACTCAAGCTTAACCACCAGTCCGCTTGCGACCTTATCTATCTTTGCTCGATACTTTGCATGGTCGAACCAAAATCTCTCCGCAGGGGATTCTCCATCAAAGTAGTGAACTTTTACTGAGCCATCCTCGTAGTGGAGAATTACCGCATGGGTATTGTCTTTGTTGATTTTCATAATATTTTATATTGGTTTGTGTTAGTTTGAAGCGGTATGCTTACACCCAAAAAGCCCACGCCTTGTGAGCGTGAGCTTGTGGATTAGTCTATCTCATTGATGGCTTCAAAGCCCCGCTTGATGGCTTTGAGCTTGTATTCGGCGTCCTCTAGTTCGTAGGCTAGGTGGTAAGTGATCTGGAATACAAGGTGAGGATGATCCCCACGTATCTTGGCTACGAGGTCGCGAAGGTTTGAAAGAAAGCCGCCGCTAAGACGCTCGTTAATCACCCACTGTCTAATCGTGGGCATTGGGTCCGTGAATCGGTCGTATTTCTCGCCGAACATTGCGATTAGA